GGAAGAGGTGCTGTAATTTTCTGCGTGTACGGTTCCGGGTCTTTTACCCTTGAGGGGCCGTGTGCGCCTGCCTGGCGGCTTACGCTCCTGTTTTACCGGTGTCTACGCTACCGTTTTACTGGGTGGCTTAGATTGGCTTGTAGCTCGCTTGCTTAGACTTTCGTAACGCGCTAGGCTCGCGGTATGGATATTTTTAACGCTAAGTGCGATCAGTGTGGCGACCTTGTGACGTTGACCGAGATGGGTCGCCCGCGCCGGTTTTGCTCTAATGCTTGCCGGCAGCGTAACTATCGCAGTGCGAGGCGGCGTCGTGAGCTCGAGGCGACTCTTGAGGTTTACGACCCTATCCCTCAGCAGCTGAGAGATCGGGCTCGCTGGGTGCTTCACCGAGGCAAGCGACCGATTGCGCTTGGCGGCTGGTGGTGCTCGGTTAAAGATGAGACCACTTGGATGACTTACGGCGAGGCGCGAGAGGCGGTCGCTAGAGAGGACGTCGAGGCTGATGGTCTTGGTTTTGTGCTTAACGGTGATGGTCTTGTTTGCCTCGATCTCGACGACTGTGTCGAGGGTGGCGAGCCTAACGTTTTCGCTCGTGACTTTATCCGAGCGCTTGGGGACACTTACGTAGAGTTTTCGCCGTCAGGCAAGGGCCTCCATATTTGGGGTTATACTGATATGGCTAAGGGCCGTGTTATTGCGGGTGGTAATCTGAAGGTTGAGATTTACCCCGATAAGAGGTTTATTACGATGACTGGCCGGCCGTACCGAGAGGGTGCGCTGGCTCAGCTCAAGATTATTAATGCGCTACGACTTGTAGCTTAGGTGCGAGATGCGCCGTTATTCTCGAGACGAGGTAACACTATGGTTATGCCTGGAAATAAGCCGAGTGACCGTCCTACGGTTCACCGGAATAAGCCCGCTGTAGCGTGGACTGACGTGGCTAACGTGCCTTATGAGGGTGCGCGGCCTGAGCTGCCAGATACCCGCGAGGTGATTAATAAGGCTGGCGACGTGTCGGTTTACCCTATTCCCGACGCCACTAAAGAGTGGTGGGAGTCGGTTACGTCGATGCCTCACTGTGTTTTATGGTCGTCGAGCGACTGGGCTTTTTGTGCGGATACTGCTTTAGTTCACGCGCAAGCTGTGACGGGTGTGATTAGCGCGATGTCTGAGTTACGTCAGCGTGAGAAGATTATGGGTACGACCTTTGACGCGCGACGCGATTTACGTATTAGGTACGTTGACCCCGAGGACGAGCCTAAAGCGTTAGCGCCGGTCGACAATATCGACGATCGCCGTAAGCGTCTTTTAGATGCGTGAGCTTGTTAGAGCCCCACAGCACGACCGGCAGCGCTCTCTCGGGTGGCTTGCTGTCTGGTGGATTGAGACTTTTTGTGTCCACGGCCCTGGTGACGTTCAGGGTACGGCGGTCGAGTTAGACGACGAGTTTACGGCTTTTATTGTCGACGTGTATGCCCTTGAGGGCACTGGTCGACGCCTTTACGACTCGGCTTTTTTGTCGCGTGCTAAGGGTCGGGCTAAGAGTGAGCTCGCTGCTTTTATTGTGCTTTTTGAGTCGATGGGCCCGGCACGGTTTAGCCACTGGGCTACCGAGGGTGAGACTTACGAGCGTGACGGCCACGTGTATCGTTACGAGCTCGGCGATCCTGTCGGCCAGTCTGTCCTAGCGCCGGTTATCCGCTGTCTGGCGACTGAAGAGGGCCAGGCGGGTAATACTTACGATAACGTTTATTTTAACTTGACCGAGGGCTATCTGGCCGAGGGTCTGCCCCGCGATGCTGCTGGGTTGACCCGTATCTTTCTGCCTGGCGGTGGTGAGATTATCCCGTCGACTGCGAGCAATAGCTCTAAGGATGGCGGTAAAGAGTCGATGGTGGTCTTTGACGAGACTCACCTTTATACGCGCCCTGAGCTTAAGCGTATGTATCAGACTGTGAGGCGTAACCTGGCTAAGCGTAAAGCTGCTGAGCCGTGGTCGCTTGAGACCTCTACGATGTATCTGCCGGGCGAGAAAAGCGTGGCCGAGGAAACTCACGACCTTGCTAAGTTGATTACTGAGGGTAAGGCTAAACGCCAGCGGTTGCTTTTTGACCATCGCGAGGCCGACGCGGATATTGATTTAACCGATGAGGCGCAAGTGCGCGCTGGGCTTGCTGAGGCTTACGGGCCGTTCTCTCAGGTGATGGATGTCGACCGGCTGGTATCTGAGTTTTACGACCCGCGTAACGATCCATCCGACTCGCGGCGTTACTACTTTAATCAGCCGACCTCGGCGCGTGATGCTTGGCTTACAGCTCCAGAATGGAATAGCTGTTTTTACGAGGATACGGTTAAACCGGGCGATGAGATTACGCTTGGCTTTGACGGCTCACGTAAACGCTCTCGCGGTGTGACTGACGCTACTGCCCTTATCGGCTGTCGAGTATCAGACGGTTTTATATTTGAGATTAAAGTTTGGGAACAACCTAACGGGCCAGCTGGTGATGGCTGGGCGGTACCGGTCGACGAGGTCGACTGGGAGGTAGCTCAAGCTTTCGAGCGTTACACGGTGGTCGGCTTTTTCGCTGACCCGGCCCGCTGGGAGTCTTACGTGGCTAAGTGGGAGGCCGATTATGGTAAGAGGCTTAAGGCTCGCGCAAGTCAATCTAACCCGATCGCGTGGTGGATGACCGGTAACCGGTCTTACCTTGTGGTGCGAGCGGTTGAGCAATTCCAAAACGCTGTCGTTGATAAAGAGCTTAGACACGATGGCGCTCACGTTTTAACTAGACACGTTTTAAATGCTCGTCGGCGCGTTGGTCGCTCTGGTGTAACCATTGCGAAAGCGACGCCCGAGAGCCCAGACAAAATCGACGCGGCCGTTAGTGCTGTGCTGGCTTACCAGGCGAGACTTATAGCGTTATCTAAAGGTGAGGCCACGCGCTCTACTTTTGTACCGCGACGTATACGTTAGGACTATTTTTAAATGGCTACACAGCTTAGCAAGGGCCAGCAAGGCCTACTTAAGACTTTGGCGCGTCGCCAGTCTCACTATAACCTCTTAGAGCGTTACTACGATGGTGACGCCCCGCTGCCTGAGTCTGCCGAGGGCCAGTCTCGCGCGTATCGCCGGTTCCAGCGTAAGGCGCGTCTTAACCTTGCCCAGCTGTCGGTGGCGGCTGTCCGCGAGCGCATGGTTATTGGCGGCTTTCGTACTGGCGCTGAGGATGACGAAAACGGCGACCGTCAGGCTCGTCGGCTGTGGAAAGCTAACCACTTAGATTATTTAAGCGCCGACCTCCATTCTTACTTTTTGCGCTTTGGTACTGCTTACGCCATTGTCGGCTATCCTGAGGGCTCAGAGTTCCCGGTGGTATCTGTAGAGGACCCGCGGCAAGTTTGCGCCTACACGAGCCCCACAGAGCCTAACAAGGTGACGTCTGCCCTTAAGGTCTTCACTGAAAACGGCAGCCACTACCTTTACTCGTATATGGCTGACACGGTCGAGGTTTTTGTTAAGCCGTCCGACCAAAATATCTTCGATACCGAGGGCTGGATGCTTTTCGAGGAGATGGGCAACCCGCTTGGCGAGGTGCCTGTAGTCAAGTTTTCTAACTCTGACGAGCGTGGCGAGTACGAGCCCTACATTGACATTATCGACCGCGTAAACCATATGATTCTTCAGCGGTTGATTATCGCGACCACTCAGGCGTTTAGGCAACGAGTCCTAAAAGGCGACTTTCCTACTCACGACGCTGACGGTAACGAGATTGACTATAACGGTATCTTTGAGTCGAGCGCTGGCTCGCTGTGGATGATCCCAGAGGGTGCCGACGTCGAAGAGCTGGGCCAGGCAGAGATTAGCGGTATTCTTAACGCGGTGAGGGCTGACGTCCAGGATTTTGCTGCTGTGACCCGCACGCCTCTCCACTACTTTACGCCTGAGGGCACTAACGGCTCGGCTGAGGGTGCTCAGCTTGCCCGCGAGGGTCTTGTATTTAAGACCGAGGACCGTATCAAGCGTGCGACGCCTGGCTGGTCTAAAGTGATGTCTTTGCTATTCCGCTGGATGGGCGACGACGAGCGGGCCAGTATTTTGGACCTTGAGCCGCTGTGGAAACCGGCAGAGCGTTACTCGCTTGCTGAGCGTGCCGACGCTAATACTAAGTTCCAAGACGTGCCCTTTAGGTCGCGTATGGCGCTCATTGGTCAATTCTCGCCTGCTGAAATTGCCGAGATGGAGGTTCAGCGCGCTGGTGAGCAACTGCTTACTGAGGCACTGCTGGGCGGCCCGACAGAGGGACAAGAGGGAGAGCAAGCCGTGGCGCAAGGTCAGCAGATTACACGCGATCAGGCCGAGACTCTTGGCGCTCTTATTCGCGCTGGTGTTACACCTGAAAGCGCGGCCCGACAGCTTGGACTGCCCGGCTTTAGCTTTGTCGATGCTCTGCCTATTACTCTTAAGCCGACCCCACTGCTTGACGCTGAAACCGAGGCAACCCAGGCCGACGCGACCGGTGAGTAATGGTAGAGATTGCTCAGCTTAGAGATGGCTATAATCGTTTAAACACGCGCCTGGTGCGCGGTGCCGGGCGGCTTGTAAGTGGTGTCTATCGCCAGCTTGGCGCTTGGCGTGAGGATGATGTACCTCGCTTTTTAGAGATTGTCGAGCCACAGCTAGAGGGTTTAAAGCAGCAAGCGGCTAACCTACAAGCGGTTTACTACCAGCAAGTGGCAGAGGCTCAAGGCCAAGCTTTTCAGGCAGTGCCCGCAAGCGCTCAAGACTTGACAGAGCAAACCTTACGTAATGGGCCTAGCCTGTTAGACGTTTATCGGCGGCCTTTTGTCTCAACTTGGACGTCGCTATCTAAGGGCGATTTTGTTAGTACCGCTATCGAGCAAGGCGCTGTTAGAGCTGCGAGTTTGGCAGAGACTGATATACAGCTAGCGAGTAGGCAAGCTGGTCTTAATCAACGTGGTGGCAACACTAATATCGTCGGTTACCGGCGCGTGCTTACTGGCTCTGAAAACTGCGCGCTCTGCGCTATCGCGTCTACTCAGCGTTATACACGCGGGCAGCTTAAGCCGATCCATCCTGGGTGTGACTGCGGCGAGGAGCCTATTTACGGCGACTTTGACCCTGGTCAGGTGGTAGACCCTGAGGGCTTGGAAAGCGTCCACGAGGCGCTAGTACAGCAGCTCGGGGTGACTGACCGTAACGCTAGGTCGGCAGAGATTGGCAAGTTTGTCCAGTATGAGGACGAGGCTCGGCTGGCTGACTTTACCGAGATTATTGTGACGCGCGAGCACGGAGAGTATGGGCCGACTTTAACGTGGCGAGACCAGGCTTTTACTGGCCCTGAAGACTTTTAATTTTCCAGCTACCTAATGCTGGCTACGACTCGAGACGAGTCGATACCTAACCGAGATGGAGGGTAACCCTATGTCGCAAGACGAAACACAAAACGAAACAATCGAAACCTCGACCGAGCCAGAGGCTACTGAGACAGTGGCAGAGGACAACGGTTACGAGGAATTGCCCGACGACCACCCGCTGGTCAAGACTTTAGCTAAGCAACGGGCCGAGCTTAAAGAGCTTAAAAAGACTTACACTCAGGCGAGCAAAGAGCTTGACGATGTACGTAAGTCTCAGCTCACTGAGCAAGAGCGGCTAATCGAGCAGACTAAAGAGGACACAGCTAAGGCCGTGCGGCTTGAGTATGCCGAGAAGATGGTAGAGGCTGAGCTTAAGGGTCAACTTAAAGGGCGTAACCTTATCGGTGACGCGATCCTGGAGTTCACTAAAGAGGCTTTTATTGACGACGCCGGCAACATTGACAGCGAGGCGATTGCGACGTGGGTAGAGACTCACAGTATGACAACCGAGGCACCTAAGCCCGATTTGGGTCAGGGTGCCCGTGGAGCTAAGGGCGGTCTCGCGGCTATCCGGTCGCGCGATGAGCTCTCAACGATGAGCCCCGACGAGATCCTGGCGGCCCGTAAAGACGGCCGGCTTGATGCTCTTATGGGCAAAGCATAATAAGAAAGGTGTAGCTAAATGGCTATCGACAACTTTATCCCAGAGGTATGGGCGGCTGGTGTTACCCAGTCGTTTATTGCCAACCAGGTGGTTATCCCCACTCTTAACAACGCCTTTACTGGCGACGTTACCCGTGGGAACAAGGTCCACATTATCAACGCCACCACTCCCACGATTGTGGACTACGCTGGCGCTGGTCGTACTATCACTGCTGAGGCGCTCAACGACACCGAGGTGCTGCTTGACATTGACCAGGAAAAGGCTTTCTCGGTTAACGTTGACGACGTCGACCGTGTCCAGGCCTCGTCCGAGTTCGCCCCGTGGGTTGACTCTGCTGGTCGCGCGCTTGCTGAAGACGCCGAGGACTACCTGCTTGACATTATGCTCAACGGATCGACTGACGCGAACGCTGGCGGCGCTACTGTGTCCGACGCTGACACGGCTAAGACCGCTGTCCGCGCAATCCGCAAGGCTATGGCAGACAACAAGGTGCCGGCTGCCGGTCGTTACCTGGTGATTAACCCGGATATGACTGACCTACTGCTTCAGGGCCTCGACGACGCCTCGCTCGCGGGTGCCGACGGTGAGCTGCGAAACGGTGTCATTGGACGCCTCTACGGCTTTACCGTGGTCGAGTCTCCGCTGCTCCAGCCTGCTGGTGACGCTCGCCCCACTGCTGTTGGTTACCACGAGGCGATGGTCGGCTTTGTGTCTCAGGTTCAGAGCCTGGAGTCGCTCCGTAACCCCACTAAGTTCGCTGACATTGTCCGCGGTCTTAACGTGTACGGCGGCAAAGTTATCAAGTCCGACGCCGTGGTGCGCTACGTGTCGGCTCCGTCTGCCTAGTCAATAGGTCAGATAAGAGGGGGCGGCCTACGGGTCGCCCTCTCTACGCCGCGCAAAGATTTATACACGAGAGGGTTAAGTAATGGCTCTAGCTACGATCGCTGACGTTGAGGCCCGACTGGGTCGCTCTTTGACGGGCGGCGAGCAAAGTCAGGCAACGGCGTGGCTTAATGACGCCTCGGCTATGTTTGTCCAGCGTGCTATACAAAAGTTTGAGGTCAGCGAGTCGACCGTTAGGCTTTTCCCTCGTGACGGTGTGGTGCGGCTTGTCCAGCGCCCCGTTATTGAGATTACCTCGGTGACCGATATCGACGGTGTCGAGATTGACTACACCTACGACGGCCACCAGTCTATTTACGAGCTGGGTAGCTACAGCCCGGTTATCGTCACCTACGATCACGGTAGCGACACTATCCCCGACGACGTGGTGGCAGTGGTCGCCGGTATGGTTGTTAGGACTCTACTTATTCCCGATGACGCGGCGGCTGGTATCCAGCAGCAGAGCGTCGGCCCGTTCTCTCAGTCTTACGCTAACTGGGCTGTCGGCCGTCAGGTGCTTATGAGCCCGTCAGATATTGAGGTAGCTAACTACTACCGCGAGAAAACTTTTAGATCAGCGTCGACGATTGGTAACGGTAACTATGGAATCAATTACCCGAGTCCGACTAAGTTCGAGCTCTACCGATAGTTACGGCCAGCCGGTTTACGTCGAGACTGAGTCTACGGTTAACGCGATTGTCTCCCAGCGTGTCTCGGGTACTAATTTTGACGCTGACCAGATTGTGCTCACTGACGGGCTAACCGTTTACTTGCCGTCAGGTTATGACGTGGAAGATACCGACAAGTTTGTGGTACGCGGTAAACGTTACGAGCTCGATGGCGAGGCTTTCGACTGGCGTGACGGTTTAGGTAATTGGGCACCGGGTACGGTCGTTAACCTCCAGCGTGAGGCTGACCGTGGCTAGTAAAATACCTGGCGGCGGCGGTGAGGTAAAATTAAACTTTAAGGGTATGGGCGAGCTTTTGCGGTCGCCTGAGATTGAGGCTGAGCTACGTAGCCGTATGCGCCGAGTTCAGGCAGCAGTGCCAGGCTCAGAGCTTTACACGACCACTAGCCGACGTGCCCGCGCGGTGGTTGCTCGCGGTAGTGATTTTGACGAGTCTAACACTGGCGAGCTTTCCCGAGCGTTGGATTTATCTGGCGGGCAACGGGGTTACAAAGTTAAGACGCGCAAGCCGAGAGCTAGGAGGTCGAGCGACTAATGGCCGACGCTGTTATTTTTAGCGATCTTATGAGCCACCTTGTTAGCAGACTGTCCGCTGGGCTGACCGCGCAAGGGTTCACTAGCACTAGGGTCGGTGTCCTCGCTGACGACTCCACCAGTCAAGTGATATTACGCCGAGATGGCGGCACACGTCGGTCTAAAACTATTATGACTGACTCTATAGGTGTGAACGTTTACGAGGGCTCTTACGCTAACGCTGAGACTTTGGCTCGCACTGTTATGGCTATCTTTGATGACTTGCCTAACGGTGAGCCTATTGTGGACGTAGTGCCTGAGAGCTCTATACAAGACGTTACCGACCTTAAGGCTCAGCGCCGATTTATGCGCTTTGCTGTAGACCATAGAGGCACAAACCTCTAACAAGAATAGGAGTAAAATATGGCTTTAGACTCTGACAACGTAAGAGTTGCCGTAAGCGGTGCGGTGTATGTCGCGCCGACTGGGACTGCTGCGCCCGTATATAGTGACGACGCTTTGGACAACGCTTTTAGCGACCTTGGCTACGTGTCTGCTGACGGTATCACTGAAACAATCGACAAGAGCACGACCCAGATTCGGTCGTGGCAAGACGGTAGCCTGGTGCGCGAGATCGTGTCCGAGGGTACTTACTCGGTCGAGATGACCTTTATCGAAACTAACCAGGATGTCGTGGAGCTTTACTATGGCTCAACACTTACCTCGGGTGAGCTTGACGGTGACCCTCGTGCCACCGGCGGCCGCCAGTCGTTTGTTATCGACGTTATCGACGGTACAAAGATTGAGCGCACCTACATCCCCGCCGGTGAGATTACTGCTGTCGGTGAGCGTACTCTGGCCTCGGGTGAGGCGATCGGTTACAGCGTGACAATCACTGCTTACGCTGACACTGACTCGACGACGTTTAAAAAGTTCTTTAGCGACTTTGGCTCGACCGAGCCGTAAGTCATAAGACTAGCCCTGGTCGTTATTGCGGCGGCGACCAGGGCGCTAAACTAGGTGGGGGGTCGTCCACCACGCCCCCGCGACCCCCTACCAGCCGCTTTATTAGAGAAAGGTTAGCCGCAAAATGGGTTACAAGATTGAGCACGACGGTAAGAGTGTAGAGCTGCCCGAGTTTGGGAATATCCCGGCTGGAGTTTTGAGGAAAGCACGGCACGAGAAAGAGACCGACCAGTCGTGGTTTATCCTCGAGCAAACTCTGAACGCTAAAGAGATTGCCGTGTTAGACTCGCTGCCCGTGTCTGAGTTCGCTAAGCATATGAGAGCTTGGACTAAGGGCGTAAGCCTGGGGGAATAATTAAGGTCGTCGAGCTTATCGACGACCACCGCCCCGCGTTTGTCTACGACTTTCGACACCGATTCGGTGTAGGCCTTGACGATCTTGGGAAGACTATCCCTTGGGATGAGGTCGTGTACTTGGTCTCGGTGCTTATCCGCGACCCGTCCTCGTGGTTACAAACGTCTTTAAACGATTGGCACCACCCGGTCTCTTATGAGTGGGCCGCTCTAGCCGCGCAGTATGACCTACACGCTCAGGTCAATAGTAAACGTAAACCTAAACCGTATCCTCGGCCGTGGAAAGACGGCGGCGCTGCTAAGCGTAAGGGTACGGCCCGTGCTGATGCGCGAGAGCTTTTAGCTAAGGCTAGAGATGGAGGATTTAAGTGGCAGAGCAGGCATACGCCTACGTAACACTTATCCCGGTTGCTGAGGGTTTCCAGCGGGCCATAGCTAAAGAGATGTCTGGCGTTAATAACGTCGGTAAAAAGGCTGGGCAGGATACTGGTAAGGGCTTTAAGGGTGGTTTTGGCGGTGCTCTTAAGGGTATCGGTGGCGTTATTGCTGGTGGTCTTGCGGCTGCCGGTGTGGGCAATTTTCTTAAAGACTCTGTAAGCGCGGCGTCTGACCTTAACGAGTCTTTTAACGCTATATCTGTTTCTTATGGTGATGTCTCCGAGCAAATTATTGAGCTTGGCGACACTGCCGCTAACCGGCTCGGACTGTCTCAGACTGCTTTTAACCAGATTGCTACTCAGTTCTCGGGCTTTGCCGAGAATATCGGCGGCGAGGGCCAGGGCGTCGTTGACTTTATCGACACGCTTTCACAGCGCGGTGCTGACTTTGCCTCGGTGTATAACCTCGACGTTAATGAGGCTCTTGCTACTTTCCAGTCTGGTCTCGCGGGTGAGACTGAGCCACTACGTAAGTTTGGCGTCGATTTAAGCGCTGCCAAGGTTGAGGCTTTTGCTTACGCTAACGGTATTGCTGCGGCTGGTGAGCCACTTACTGAGGCTCAAAAGCAGCAAGCGCGTTATGGGTCTTTGCTTGAGCAAACCGACAAAGTCCAGGGCGACTTTATCAATACTCAGGATGGTCTCGCTAACGCGCAGCGTACTCTGGGCGCTAACTTCGAGGATTTACAGGCCAGCGTCGGCGGCCCACTGCTTAACGCCTTTGCTAACCTCACGACGGCACTGCTGCCGGTCATTGAGAATATGGGCCCGATTCTCACTGAAACTATTGAGGGTTTAGCGCCGGTTATTGAGGACTTGACTAAGCAGATACCGTCTATCCTCGAGGGCTTTCTACCGCTTATCCCGGTGCTTGGTCAGATCGCTGGCCTTTTCCTCAGCTTGGTTGCTGAGCTGCTGCCGGTTTTCGTCCAGCTCTTTGAGCAACTAATGCCGGTCATTACTGATTTATTGCCTATCTTGACGACTTTCGTTATCGACGTGATGGCCGTACTTGTGCCTATTCTGATGACGATCCTTGAGGCTTTGCTGCCTATCGTTGAGGCTCTACTGCCGGTTTTTCTCGAGGTCATTATTGCTTTAGTGCCGGTCTTTTTGCGACTGGTCGAGGCGATGTTGCCGATTATTGACCGCGTACTGCCGCTGATGATTGGCTTTATCGAGTTCCTCACGCCGATTCTTGTGGTCGTGGCTGAGATACTTGGCACGATTCTGGTGGCAGCTGTGGGCTTTTTTATTGGCGCTATCGAAAACGGCAGCGAAACTATCGGAGTTTTTGCCACGTTTTTTAAAGACACTTGGAATGGTATTAAGAGCTTTTTCGAGGATCTTATTAACGGTCTTATTGGCGGTTTTGAGGGTTTTGTTAACGGTGCTATACGTGGCGTTAACCGAGTCATTGACGCGATTAACTCACTATCTTTCGAGGTGCCAGACTGGGTGCCTGAGATTGGCGGCGAGCGCTTTGGCTTTAATCTGCCTCGCTTGTCTGAGATTAGTCTGCCGAGGGTGGCGCTTGCCGAGGGTGGTCTTGTCACTGGCCCGACTAACGCGCTAATCGGTGAGGCTGGCCCTGAGATGGTTATACCGCTTGACCGTTTTGAGTCGATGCTGGAGGCTGGCGTAGCTGGCCGCACGGTAAACTATTACGCGGCACCTAATAAGAGTTTCGACGCTGAGCAAGAGTTACGGCTGGCGATGACGAGAGCGAGGGTACTAGCTTGAGCGGGTATAAGCTGACTGGCGCTAACGGCGACGAGATCACTTTCGATAATTCGACTTACGTGCTTAACCCGGCGCTTACGGGTTTTGGTATCCCACCGACCTCGGTACGTATTGACGAGTCCGCTCGCGATGGTGGCACTTACCGGTACACTCGACGCGCGGTACGTAATATCGATATGCCGGTTACGGTGCTCGGCACGTCGGCTACTGACGTGGAGACTAAGCTGCGCCGTCTTGCCCGGCTGACTCAGGATACGCTTGGGCCGACTACGTTAACGGCTTTGCGCGATGCTGGCGATCTTACGATGGATCTTCACTATACGGGTGGTGCTGAGCTTGAGTATGGGGGCGACGCTGGCGGGTTGACGTGGGCTCGACTGCTGCTGTCTTTCCAAGCCCCACAGCCTTACTGGCAAACTGCCGACCCGCAAACTTTCCAGCTCACCTCTGGCGACACTGGTCGGGGTCTTTTGCCTGAATTAACTAAGCTTAAAGTTTCGTCGTCACAGTCGCTAGGTACGATTACAATTACTAACACTGGTGACGTGCCGGTTTATCCTACTTGGACTATACAGGGCCCTATCGATGGTTTTGTAGCCAGCCGTGGCGCTCTATCGTTTGGCTTTAATACAGCTTTAACCGCCGACGATGCCATTATTGTTAACACCGAGCTTGGTACCGTAGTGGATGATACTGGCGTTAATCGCTACGACATTCTTAACCCCGCGCCTAAGTTTTTTAGCTTTCCCCCAGGGACTTTTAGCGCGCAGGTAACCGGTACTGGTACTACGAGTGCTACGTTTGTATCGGTATTCTATAACCAACGTTTTGAGGTGGTTCACGGGTGAGGGTTGACGATTTAACGGTTGAGGTGCGCGATGCCGACCTTAAACGTGTCGGTCAACTTGTCGACGTAGATATTGTCGGTGCCGAGTTTGTTTTACGTCATAACGAGGTGGGCACTTGGCGGGTTTCGCTACACGCCTCGAGTGCGATGGCTGACCTTTTGAGGACACCGGGCTATGGGCTTATTGTGACTGGCCCTAATGGTGTGATTATGAGTGGCCCGACGGCGACGACTAAGCTTAATCAGACTGAGGACGACCCTGACGGTACTTGGGTTATTGAGGGTTACGACGACTCGATTATTTTGGCTGATCGCCTTGCTTACCCGACGCCGGCGAGCGCTGACGTGACGGCTCAGACTACAGCTGTTGACTTGCGCGATGATGTTGCCGAGACTGTTATTAAGGGTTATATCGACGCTAATCTTGTGAGCGGCCCAGCTGTGCGCCAGGTCGCTAACCTTACTGTCGCTACTGACCAGGCTCGCGGGTCTAACGTTATTGGGCGGGCCCGCTTTGAGACTTTACAAGAGCTGCTAAACGGTCTCGCTCAGACTGGTGGCCTTGGTTACCGTATTGAGCAAGTGGGCAGCTCACTGGTCTTTGACGTTTACGAGCCGGTGGATCGTAGCGCTCTTGTGCGGCTCGACATTGATAATGGTCGCTTATCATCGGCCGAGTATCTGGTGGAGGCCCCACTTGTCACGAGGGCGATTATCGCTGGTGCTGGTGAGCAAGAAGAGCGTCTTTTTTTTGAGGGGACTCTGAGCGAGTCGACTGCTGCCGAGACTTTGTGGGGTCGCCGTATTGAGCGGCTGGTGGATGCTCGCACGACTCAAAACGCTGACGAGTTCGAGCAAGAGGCGGCCGAGACTCTTATCGATGACGGTAAGACTCGCGTCGCTTTGACGGTTACGCCTACTGATAATCTGACGATGCTTTACGGTCAAGACTGGGGTCTTGGAGATACGATTACGGTTACGATCGGCTCGACGATTGCCACCGCTGTGGTGTATACGGTGGCTTTGTCTATCCAGACTGACGGCGTTTACCTTGCCGCTGAGGTGGGTAAGCCTCAGCCGACACAGCTCGAGGGTCGTCTTTTAAAGACTGCTGAGGCGACGACGAGGCGCGTTGGAGAGATTGAGCGTAATACGACTGGGTATGGTGTGGTTACGCCTTTCCCTGGCGTTCAGGGTGGTACTGATGGCACTCAGCCGACGTTTAGCGGGCCAGTGTTTACTGCGACTTATACGCGCTTTGGCGATATGATCCACTTTGCTTACTCTGTGGACTTTACTAATATCACGAGCTTTGGTACTGGGCAGTATTTTATGACGCTGCCGTATAACGCTCGACGGCCGTACACCTTTGGCGGTGGCTCGCTTACCGACGACTCTGGTGGCACAATTTACTCGATTATTGGCCGGGTTGACGCGGGCTCTGACGTGATGACTTTGTGGTATATCAAGTCTAACGGCGAGACCGAGGCTTTTGAGTACAATAAGCCGATTACGCTTACCACTGCTGATAGCTTTGACATTACGGGCACCTACGAGCTCGAGCAATAAGAGAGGTTAATAAATGACCCAAACGAGTTTCCCGTTTGAGGGAATCGACACTACCGAGACTCAGTTTAGTAAGTGGGCTCGGCACTTTAATAGTGGCGTTAATGACGTGCCGACTGGTACGGCTTTGAGCGTGGCTGCTGGTACTGGTCTTGCGGTTGACGTTGAGGCTGGCGAGGCGATGGTGCGCGGTCATTATTACATTAGTGACGCGACTGAGTCGCTTGCGCTTGCTACTGCTGACGCGACTAACGACCGGCTTGACCTTGTGGTGCTTAAACTTGACCCGGTTGCTAACTCGATTACTCTCGTAGTTAAGACGGGTACGCCGGCTGGGTCCT